AAAGTTACACCTTGCACCGCTGCCACTGATATCCCCGTTGGCGTTGCTCAACTCACTGGCGCAAGTGGTGATGCAATCAATGTGTGCATCAGCGGTGTTTCTCGTGTCGTTGCCGGTGGTACAATCACTGCAGGAACTGACTTTTTTGTGATGCCTGGTCTTGCCGGTAAAGTCTATGCTTATGACGGATCTGCCGGTAGCACTCAAATCATCGCAGGCCGTTTCTTGCCAAATGTTGCAAATACCGCAGCAAGCGCAAATGAAGAAATCGAAATTCTCGTCAATGTATCTTTAGGAGTCTAAATAAATGGCAAATCCATCTTATAGCAATATTCATCCAGTCAATGAAATCCTTCGCAATCTTGCCATTGAAGCAATTCCTAGCGATGGACAACTGATCGCCGATCAAGTTATTGAAAATGTTGATGTCAAAGCAATTGGCCCAACAGGCACTCTTTTGATCGAAGAAACACGCAACTTCATGGGCTCTCCTGATGTTGATGCACAAAGAGCACCTGGTGCAGATCGTCAACGCATTGGCAACTTTGACCGTTCAAGCACAACTTTCTCAACAAAGATCTATTCTTTGAGCGATGAAATCGCCCTTGAAGACATCAAGTATTCACAATATCCAGGCAACGAAGAACAAAGATCTTTCAAAAAAGTACAAAGATCTATGTTGCTTAATCGTGAAGCTCGTTTAGCCAATCTCTTGTTTGGCGCCGGAAATTGGGGCTCTTATACATCTGCTCTCGCATCTTTAGCAAGTGGATCAAATGGGACACAGTGGAATCAAGCTGGTGCTGAACCTTTAACCGATCTTCACGCTTTGATCGATGTTATTCGTGCAAATAGTCATGGTATCTTGCCAGACACTTTGGTGCTTGGTTATGGTGCTTTAAGAGCATTATCTCGCAATGCTGAAGTGCGTGGATTTTTCACCGCTGGCGCTACTCCTTCCGGTACTGCTGCTGGCAACCGTTTGATGAAGGATGATATGGTTATCTCCGTTCTCAAAGAAGTCTTAGGCATTCCAAATGTACATGTTGGTAGTGCTAGAAAAGAAACAGCAAACGCTGGCTTATCTTCTTCTGAAGCTCAAGTTTGGACAGACGACAGCGTTTTCATGGGTATCATGAAAGGTAGTGATGCAATTGCCAATAAAAACGGGGTTAAGGTTATGCCAGTAGCTGCCTTGAATTTCGTTTATGAGGGCTATTCTTCCGGCGCTTATGATGATCTTGCTATGACAAAGCGCACTGTTTGGATGGAACACACACATCAAGACAAGATCATCGCTCAAAATTATGGTTTCTTGCTTACCGATTGCTTAGCCTAAGTTTGATTAAATTCCTATGTATTGTACTCATTGCTTTAGTCTTTTCAATAGTGTGGCTCACCTAGCAGAGGCGGGAGATGCAGATAAACAAGCAATCGAGGATCTTAGGAAACAGTGGATTGATGAACGCAATCCACAAATGAAACTTCTTCTTAAAATGAGATTGGATACACTGATCAAAGAGGTGAATTCAGCTAAGACTTTTGAAGAAGAAATGAAGAAAGCAACAAATCGATTATATCGTGCAGTTGCTGAAATGGTCCAACAAGGTCAAGGCCAAATGTTGGTTAGCATGTCACCGGATGAGCTTAAATCATTTTTAATCTCAAGTGGCATGGGAGACGCTTTGACATATTTTGAGCGATCTCAAGTAGATATAGTGGAGATGATCAATAGGGCAACGATTGAAATTGATCCAGGATTTAAATCAGCTCCTCCTGCTATCGTGCAGGCAATAGCTCAACAAACCTCATCACAAGTTTTTGATGCTCAAATCTTGCCGTCTCTAAGTAGTGCAATTCGCAACATGGCAACAACTGCAATAATCGTGGGAAGCTCAAAACCAGTGCTTGATCAGATGAAAGTGGCATTTGATAAATCTGTTGGTATAGGCACAACTCAAGCCAGAACGAAGATCGCTGAATTTGGGAGATCTATCAATGCTCTAAATGCTGATGAAGCTGGTTTAGAAAACTTCATTTATGTTGGGCCTAAAGATGGAATAACTAGACCATTTTGTCGCAAACTTGTTGGAAAAGTGCTATCTAAGAAACAGATCATCAGGCTTGACAATGGACAAGCCTCATCAGGTCCACCATTGACATCAGGCGGCGGCTATAATTGCCGGCATTCTTGGGCTCCAGTGAGTAAGGGCTTTCTAAAGGTCAATGATTTAACGGTTGTTTCAGATAGTGAGATAAAGGACATAACGACATGAGAAAAGCTCAACAAAGCAAAAACTATAATTTCATCTGGCAAGCGCCAAATCCATTAAGTGGCACTCCATCAATTGCGTTCTATCTTGAAGGTGGATCAGTTGGCGGCGCTATGACTCAAGGCCGATCTGATCTAGTGGCCACTGATTTAGATAGAGATAGACGAGCAATCACCTTATCAGCATCTGCAACTGCCTTAAAGCCTTTTCAATCGGATGCATTTTTATTGACTGATGCAGATAAATTCTTTGCAATAAAGATTGTGCGAATAGTTGGCAATCAGCTGGTTTTGGCTGATCCTCTTCCTAGAGATATTTCTTTCACTGCAAACTCAATCATTCAATTTGCCAGCTGGCTTTATACTTGCTCATCATCCAATGTTACTGCATCTAAGCAGACCATTGCTTATGCTGTTGAGTATGTACAAAGTGAAGGCAGCCAGACAATCAATCGAGTTGAAAAGGGAAGTTTAAAGGTTGTGCCTAGGCCTTTTGATACCGGTTTAGATCATAATAAACTATGCTCAATTTTCCCCCATGTTGCTGATCTGGCACCTAGAAGATCCAACGGATTTGAGGAGCAAATATCATCATCACTTGATGAATTGGCTTTATATGTAAGAGATTTAATCGTCCCGAGGGATGTTGATGAAGATGATATACACAATTCACACGATTTATTGCAAGCTCATTCCTATCTTACGATTGCTCGTATCCATGAGCTTAATGGCAATATCGATTTAAGCGAAAAAATGAGGGCAAGAGGGATTGAATTGGCTGATCTATCTATGAAGACAATCAGCTTAGATTTAAATACAGATGGCGTTATTCAGACAACTGAAAACAATCAGAGAGTCAGCGCCAGTAAAGATATTCGAGGAAATTTCGCCGGCCGAGTCGTTGGAGAATATGAAGCTCAATTCATTCCCGCTAGAAATATGAGATGGTAAATGAAAGCAACTTTAAGCCTAAACTTGCCAAACTTAAATTTAACTCAGCCGGTTATGACTGCTATCGCTCAGGACATTCTGGCAATCATCAAGATCAGAATTTACAAGGGATTGGATTATAATCTTAACAAGTTTAGACCATATTCAAACAAGCCTATTTACATCTCTTATAAGTCAACAACCTACAAAAGATTGAAGCCTAAAGGCGGAATAAAAAAACCTAATTCAATGTTTTTTGTAGGTGGATATGCTGAATATAAAGAAAAATCTCGCAAGCGATCAAGCTCAATCGAAGGTCAAACGGCATCAGTTGATTTGACTTTATCCGGAATGATGTTGCAAAATTTCGCAGTCATTGACTCAACCAATACAACATTTACAATCGGTCTTCTGCCACCGGTGCAAGATTATGGTTTTGCAGTCAATCAAAATCGTGGCTTTATCGGTCTTGCAAAAAAAGAAGTTCAACAGTTGATTGAAATCGTCAAAGCAAATTTACTTGGAGAATAACGATGGGAATTTATGACGCACTAGATCATCTCATTGATCGAATAGAGTCTATCACTCCAAAAACTGATACTTATCATCATTTTGTCTGCATTAAGGACGCTCAAGGAAACACGCTATCGCTTGAAAGCAGATCAAATCAAAATCGCTTGTTTGATATTGCTTTCAATACTCTTGCTCAAGATGATGGTCAAGCCGGCATCAGTGGCAGAAAGAGAATTGAGCTATCTTTGAGAATAAGATATGATATCGGTGGAGATCGAGGCTTACTTGAACGGATGATAGCAGAAGACTCAAGCAAACTCATCGACACCTTGAAACAACCAGACTATGATTTTTCATCAACTGGTATCGTTTCTTTAATACCTAATCAAGCCACTTCGCAGGAGATCCAGAATGATCCTTCTCAAGTTGGCTATCTTCTAGTTTTACCCTTTACTCTTCTTTATTTGGAGGATTGACATGACAGTCACACATAGATCAATTTCCGTTGCTACTGAAGCAACATTTGGCAGCTTATCATCATCAACCGGCCTCCCTGATTTCAGTGGCTTGTCTTTCATTTCTTTGCCATGTGAAAGAGATCCAGTGATCATTTATGGTGATGTTGTTGCAAATGAAAGACTTGAAACAAGAGACGGGCCGCATGGTTTGCCACCTGAACCGGATACCGTTTGGAGTGGATCAAGCCGAGTGCAAAGAAGAACCGGTCAAGTGCAAATCACAATGGATTTCACCACCGTTGGAAGTGGTGCCAATACATATGCATCAACCGGCTTAGGGAAGTTATTAAATGCTGGATTTCTCACAAATCTTGCTGGCTTTACTTCTAGCGATACCGTTACTGCTGATGATGAGAATGTATTTACGCCAACTACTACAAATACAAACTACAAGATCGGCGGCGTTGTCTCTTCCCTCATCAATGGCCGTTGCGAGTATTCATCAGTAACTGCAAATAATCGTGGTGGCGCTGGTAAGATCGGCGTATCTCCTGCATTTAGCGCAAATCCAACCGCTATTTATCCAATGCAAACTTGGTATGTGCCTTATGGTACTTCAAGCGGTCAAGTTGTATCTTCTTTGTGCTTTAGAGTTGATGGCGTTGGTTTCCGTACTTATGCCTATGGCTGCAAACTAGCCAGCTTAAATATTTCCGTTAACGCTGGCCGAG